TTTTGACAAGCCTGTCATCTACGGCGTTGAGCTTGATTTCTCCATTCTTTGCAGGTTGAAGAATTTTTTGAACATAAGCATCAGCTCTTTTGCCAAGCTGATCGACTCTCACTTTTTCAAGCGCAAGTTTTTCTAGTTGAAGTCCTTTTGAGAAATCAAACTTCTCCCGCTCAAGACCAGTCTTGGCCTCTTGAGTTGTCTTCTTCAGATCAAGCTCTTCACGATCAAGCTGCAACCTTCCTTCTTTAATCGACTTGTCCAATTCAAGTTTAGCGCGGTCAATTTCGCTTCTGGACGCACCCTGAGAAACAAGCCTCTGCAAGTCAGCCTTTTTAATCTCGATGTTTCCAAGAAGAGAGGTGGTTTTAGCTTCAGTTTGACTAATCTTTGAAGTTCCTAATTTTTCATAATAGGCGTTCATTTTCGGAACGTCGATGTTAGGACTTCCGTCTTGATTGAAGCCTATCCACGCTCCGGCATCGATTGCTTTGTTTATCGTCGATGCCCTCAGCGTGTTGGAAGTAGCTTCCGCCCTGTCTCTGGCTTTCAGGAGTTCAGCGCGAGCAGAATACTTCTCCAAATTGTTGAGCATCTTGTCCGCCTCAAGTCGGTATTGTTTAGACTTAAAGGCAGGGATGACTGGAAACTTCGCTTTTGCGCTAGGGTTATCAAGGTAATCTCCGACCTGCTTGCTGAGTTCTGAAAATGCGTTGAACTCATCAACCTGAGCTTTTTGTTCGCCAATCGCATCAGCAAGAGTCATGTCTCGAATCTTGTTCTGAAGCTGCAAGCCCTGCTGCTGAAGCAAAGACTCAGCCGTCTGCATCTGGAACTGCTCCATCATCCGCTTTTGCGTCTGCGCGCGGTCGTAGAGGCTTGCGCCTAGCTGAAATGCTTGAAGAGTTTCGTCGGCCATAAGATTTAGAGTCCGAAATTGGACGAGCTGTATTCAGGGAATAGGCTGGTAGATTGCGGCCCTATTTCAGAGGTATTTGTTCTCGGAAAAGAATAAAGCTCAGGATCGTTCTGGGGATTGTAAGACGACCTTGGGCCTCCCTGCATCCCCATCAACCCACGCTGGGTGTACGCGCCACCAGCGAATCCGCCAGCAGACGAAATCGCGCTTCCGATAGCAGCCATCGTAGGATCAGGCATCGCAGCCACTTGAGCAGCTTGCAAGTCACGGTTGTACTGCTGCTGATTTTGCTGCTGCAAAGCTCCGATTCGCTGAGACGGAGTGATGAACATGCTGCTCACCGAGAACGGTTGAGCCATTCCAAACGCCCGTTGTTGCTGGATGAAGTTCTGAGCTTGCGCCAGACCTTGGTTCTGGATCTGCATCGATGTCAGACCAAAGTCGCGAGCTGACAATGCTCGGCCCATTCCGCTTCCAGCGCCAAACCCTCCGCCAAGCGCGCGTCCAGCGGCGGAGCGTTGAAGCTGAGATGCAACATCTTGAGAAACCTCGCCGCGCAAAGCTGACCCAATGTTCTTACCAGCCTGTTGAATCAACTGGTCATAGCCAGGAATTGCGCGACGAAGCTGCGCCTCAAGCTGAGACTGCTCAGCGGCGGTCGTCTTTTGAGCGAGTTCCGTGGCAGGTTGAAGCGCTTCGATGTTCTGCTGAATCGCTTGCTTCTGCTCAGCTTGAAAATCAATCGGCTTAAATGCTGGAACTTTTGGCTTGCTGCCCTTGCTCAGCAATCCGCCAAGCAAGCTCGTTCCGCCAAGGATTGCCGCACCACCTAGAATAGCTCCCATAAATTAAAATACCTCCTTCACAAGACGATTGCCGTTCTCAATCGAGAACACCTTCTCAGGTTCGTGACGTTGGATGTTCATGGTTACCAAACGTGCAGCTTTTTCCTCTGGAAAAGCTCGCTCGTTCTGGAAGCAATGAACCCACACCCGCCGCAAAGTATCCACCTTAAAAAGCTCGTTCTCCTCGATTGTCATCACGCCGTGCAAAGATGCCCATGCATCCGCGTACTCACGAAGCGCTTGAACCGAAGGAAGGTGAACCTCGTAGCCGAATCGCTCAGTGCATTCTTTGGCCGACGCTTCTGCGTCCTTTTTGACGTACACCTTCACCGAATCATGCACGACTGCCTTTGGAAGATATCCGTAGGTCGAGCAATCGGCGACGTACTTATAACGAGTCCGATACTCTTTGATGGACTGCCTCCAGTTTGGATCAGTCGCACCCTGCTCATGTAGGCCAAGGCAATCCGCTTCCAACGAGAAAAGGACCGACATGAATGCCGATCCGAATCGAGGCAGACCGCAAATTTGGAAGAGCTTACCTTTCATTTTTTATGCACAAAGAAGTCCACGCGGCAGTACGCGCGAGGATAAAGATGGCCGACTCAGAGTTGGGAATCATCCCTAGCTCACTGCAAATTACTGCGGTATAAAGAGCTGCATTCGGATGAACATCCTTTCCAGCCTCTTTCATCCACCCGTGAAGCTGTTCGATTCGAGCGTTCGCGTTATGGAAGTCCGCAGCGATAATCTCACGCACACGGCTCCATGCCGGATCGATCCGATCCTTAAAGAACGAATTGCCGAAGCCGGGAATCTTCATGCCAGCCTCAATGGCCGACTTCAACGCTCGCTCATCGAATCGTTCGTAAACGAATCGAGCAGGACTAATTGGGCCGTGAGCATCACCCAAAGTCAGGATTGCCGAAGCGATTCCATTAGTAAGCTGGGCGCTTCCAAAGAAAGCGTTTACCGCAGCGCCGGAACTAGCGTTCTGATTGTTCCGCGCCGCCATGTCATGCGCGTCAAAGACAGCCTGAAGCAACTCCAGTTTTTTCGGAGTCGCATCAGCCAGCGCAAAGTCGATGTTGAGGTTTAGAACCATTGCGAGAATCCACCGCCATTCAATCCTACACCGACCATGCGTATCGTTGCGACAGCGTCGCCCAGATACTGCATCGTCTGCTCCTGCACAGCTTGAACCGCTTTGGCTTCGTAGGCCACTGCTTCCTGAATCAAATCGTTTTCTTCCTTTCGAATGGCCATGACCATCAGCTTGATGGCATCAGCGCACGGAGGAATAAGGTAGTCATTGACGCTCGTCGCGTTGATGTGGCGCATCTTCGCCATGACCGTCACCGGCTTATCCTCGTCGTTGTTACAACGATCTGTCAGGTAACTGCGACGATACTGCGGCAAAGTTTCATCAGGGTCGTAAACTGCCAGATCCGTTTCCAGAGCGGTCGTCGCATCGTACTCGTACAAGCGGCTGACCGTGTTCGTGGCCTCACGAATGACGCCGGTCAGTTCGATAAATTTCTTGGTAGACTGAACGTACGGCAAAGCGAGCGTCAGCTTTTCTCCGTCAATCCACGCGCCACCGGACTGCGTTCGAATCCACTGACCGTTCTGATCGACACCTTGCAGCGTGATGGTTTTGCCGACATCCGAAGCGTCGCCAGGGTAGACTCGAAGATAGCTGTTAGTACCGCCAGACATGTCGCGGTAAGAAACCACAGTACCACGATCAATAAGCTGCTTCCCAACGCACACTTGATTGCCATTGAGAAGTCCATATCCGGTTTCCTGAAACTCGAACCATTGATTGCGAACCGTTCCGACTCCGCAGCAGTCAGCTACAGCCTCGATGGTTTCGATCTGTCGCGGCCAAGTGATGCAGCCACCTACGGTGTGAATCGTGAAGCGTCCGTACGCTCCAGCCCACAACCCCTTGTGTAGAAGCCTTCGACACGCCTGATTGATGTAATCATAAACGCGCTGATCATCGACACATGTGCCGATGACCCGAGCGATTGTGGAGCGAATGTCCTGAACGATTAGCTTCATTTGGTGTAGTAGACTCGGCCAGTTCGCTTGATAAAGTAAACACCGTAAAACGGCGGCAGGTTGTTATGGGCCGCATCACCCCCAGTGGATGAGGTGGCTACATTCGCTGTAGTTCCATACTGAACACCGTTGGCTCCGCCGTTATTTGCATCCGCAGTTACAAGCGGGAAGAAGTTGTGAGCGTGGGCAGGCATCTCAGGAACTGTCAGCGTGTGCTTGTCCTCGCCGACAACAGAAGTTGTGGTGGTAGTTCCTTGAACAGAAACAGCGCCGCTTGCGGCAAAAGCACCAGCACCGACCGGGAATCGAGCGTCAAACGCGTTGTCAAGTTGCCACATCGAACCGGCGTAAGGATTGCCAGAGTAGACAGTTCCATCTCCGCCATCGTACGACAGCACATCAGTGCTTGTTCCAACAAAAATACGACGCTCAGAACTTCCAGCCGCAACCGGATTTTGGCGCGCCCAATATCCGCCGTTGAACACCCACCAATTCCCATTCTCATCCAACCACGGATAAACCTGATTGTTCAGCGCAGGAGTCGTAGAACCAAAGTTGAAGAACGAGTTTCCAATCGCGCTGTTGAACGTCGCCTGAGTGCCTCCGATGATATCGTTGGCCAACTGTTGGTAGTTGGACGGACAATAATTGTACGGAAGGCTTGGAGCTGTGAGCGTGATGAGCGTTAGATTTGCCATACTATTCCGATGAGTAGAGAAGTGGATTTATGTCGCAACCTTCAAGAATCTTGCACCCCTGGAATGTCCTGCACTCGCCAACGGCAGATTCCTGAACGTCGTAAGCGTGAACTCGAATGCTCTTGATGCGGCAGTAACCGGAAATCGAGATGTTAAGCTGAACCTCGTAAAGATTCCTGGTCGGAGTGCTGATCGTGGAATTACACGGGATATCCGTAGGAGTCGGCAACCGCATCTTCGGCCTGTACTGAGGCTGAAAGTTGCTTATCGGACAAAGGTTATCACACTGCGTCGTAATCGCGCACTCACTCCATTCCGCCCACTCAAGCCAGCTAGGGTATTGGTCAGGGCGATACTCCACGTTAAATCCGACGTTGCCATCTAGCGAGTCGATGAAAATGTCGCCCGAATCGAGCTTCTTCAGTCCGAACGGAAGCTCGAAATTGTAGGCGCGAGTCTGAACCAACCATTGAATCTCCTTCTTTGGATCGGATAGATTCGAATCGAACTTGCTGGTCTTGCTGACCTCCCAAATCTGAATCGTGTTGTCCGATCCGCGAGCGATTGCGAAACAAGCGTCTCCGTAAGCGTTCTCGGTCTTGAGAATCTGCAACACATCCAATCCGGTCCAGATTCCAGCCCAAGCAGGAGGAAATTTTTTCCTCAGCGAGGTAATCAGATCGAAATCAAGAACCATCAACGCCTTGTGGATAACTCCGTCAGCCCTGTAACGAGGCTGTCCAGTCATCAGCAGACGGTTGTCGAACACGACCGCAGAACTGGCCCACAGCAAATTCGTCTGATCGTTCTCTGCGATGTTTAGGATTTCGTTGCTGATGGGTGTATTCCCCCAATCGTTGAACGAACGACGAGCGATGATAAACGAGCGAACTCCATCGACAGCTCGGTAGAAAACGTCTCCGTTGACCGTGATGGCAGACCTAGAGCCAAGCGCTCCACTGGTCAGCAAGCTGATAGCCTGAATCGGATAATTCAGGTTCTTCCAAGTATCACGATCTACTGGAGCTTGGATACTAAAGACGTATCGCGGAGTGAAGATAAGAAGCGGTCCTTGCCCAAGCGACGTATCTGGATTGCCGGGGACGGCCATTGCCGTGATGCCTCCTGAATCCGACGGAACCGCGAAGTCTCCGCCCTCATTAAGGAAGGTGTTCTCGGTTTCCTTGAGAACACTGGCTCGCGTTCCATCCCCATAAACGATGTCAGTCGCTCGAAACGAAAACCCGTCAGGAAGCGCGTACCAGATGCGTCCATTGACGTAGGACATCATCTTCCCGGTCTTTATTTCGTCGTCGGTTGCGCGGCGCAGATTCGTTCCGTTGAAAATCAGCGGCTTGCTGAATCCATCTTGAATGACGACAAAGTTCTCCGCTTGAACCATCCATCCATCAAGCAGGTTGGAAGGATTCTCAAGATTCGGAGAAACCGTCAAATTCTGGGCGTTATTTTGAAGGCAGTCGTAAAGCCACACTTTACCACTGATCAGCATCAGAATGAACGTCTGACCGTTGTCTCCGATGTACGGAAGCGCGCACTGGAATGTGCCTGTCAGACTTTGAGAGCCATAACAATTCTCCGACCATCCATCAGCCGTCACGTTGGTCTGATCTGCCGTAATCTCAGCATTGTCCGCTGTAATCGTGGTGCAGAGATTGTAATCCTTCTGAATGAAACCGGGACGAGGGGAAATGAAACTCTGCCGGAAGCTGGCATTCACCGCAAACGCCACCTGATTCTTGTCCACCTCAGACGGCATGACACCGGCATCAATGCCACCTTCAAAGGTGACAGATCCGTCCGTGTACCTCCGTGGCGCGCGTTCGCTCATGGTTTAAGCCTGAATCCGCTGAATTGAAAACGAAGCTCCTTCTCGAACGTAATATGTATTTAGAGAACTAGTCGTAACTAAAACCTCATAGTAATCACCAATCGATGCCTGATCTATGTACTGAATAAAAAATGGTCCAACTAAACTCGTCGAGTTTGTTGACTGAATATTTGCAGGTCCAATATCGGTCGTTCCATTTTTTCTAATCTTAAAAGAAACCGTAGATGATGTTCCCGTATCTGCACTTAACATTAAGGCAACATCTATTTGGTAATAACTTGCAAGAGCTGCCGTAAACCGACCTGTAGCCGCAGTAAATCGTGATGCGGTATCAATTCCAGTCCAAGATCCAGACGGAAATTCTGTCAAACTAAACGGATTCTTAGTTAAACTCGGGCCGATTTGCGGCGCACCAGCACCCACAGTTCCGCTTACCCTCCGCGTAAAAGTTTCATAAACGAACGCCGCCGCAGCTCCCGTGGCAGCGATGGTAATCGTTCCAGCGCCAGGAGTAATCGTGACGTTCGAACCAGCGGTCAGGCTTGCCAACGTGTATCCAGAACCGTTGCCAATGAGAAGTTGGCCATTGGTTGGGGTAGAGGACAAATTTGTTCCACCATTTGCAATCGGGAGAACCCCACTGATGTCCGCTACAGGAACAGAGGCAACAGTCGAAACAGCACCAAATCCACCAGATCCTTGAGTTTTAAGATAACCAGCAGACAGGGAATCAAGAGCAGTCTCGTTCGTCAGCGTGGCGTCTGAAGTGCGGCAAATGTACGACGCGCCAACCGGAGCGCCGCCCGACGCACCAGGAGCGCCAGTCGCCCCAATCGCACCAGCCAGAGTGATAAGGGAATTAGCCGGAATCAGGGTGGTTGGAACAGCGTTGGCGATTCCAAGGACACCCGCAGCAGGGTTTTGAAGCGTCAGTTGCAGTCCATCAACCGACAGCACCTGCATGTATCCAAGACCCTGAATCGATACGAAGAACTGGCCAGCAACCGATTCTGGCAGAAATTGGGTATTATCTACGAAAACAAGGACGCTCGACCCAAGAGCCGGAACAAAAAACGAGGCTGTCGTGTAGGTGAACGAATCGATTCCGTTCGTGCCATTCGTACCGTTGGCTCCCGCAGCCCCTTGAGGGCCAGGGATATTCACGACTACCGGCTCGGAGTCGCAAGGCTGGCAGCAGCCGGATGAAGAAACAAGTTGCGACGGCATAATTTTCCTTTCGCAGAACCTCAAGTCCAGCGAGAACTATTGCAAGGCCAAACTATGGCAGAGCAAGCGTCTGAGCATCCACTTATTCAGCACAAGTATGGAATTCGTTCTCCGGTCAAGATTCCTGACCTTGAGCTAGAGCTTTACGCATTCCGAAACCGGCTACAGCCGAACGAGGGCGGATTAGGCACTTTCGACCATTTTGTTAACGCCACCAAGATGCTCTGGCCCAAGATGAGTTGGAACCCGTGGCTGGAGGCTCAGGTCGAAAGTCTCTGCGAACACGACTACGTTGGCTGGGCGGGATGCGGCGCGAGCGGAAAGACTTTCGGCGCAACACTTTTCGCAACAGTCTGGTGGTTGTCTAACCCTGCAAAATCGACCGTCGTCCTCACATCCACAACGGCGAAGATGATTCGCAAGCGTATGTGGGCCAATCTTCAGGATCTTGTTCGGAAATCGCGCGGATTTCCCGGCAACATGGTCGATTCGAAAATGGCGCTTCAAGCCATCAAAGGCGACGACCGTCATTCGATTTCAGCTATTGCCGTCGCCGAAGGCAACACTTCAAAGGCGGTGGCCAACATTCAGGGTATCCACGCCGAGCGGGTGATGGTCATTATCGACGAAGCAACAGATACGCCCGAAGCAGCTTTCGAGGCTTGTACCAACCTTTCGAAGGGTTGCCGGGAGTTTAAGATGTTGGTCATCGGTAATCCGGCATCGAAGTACGATCCTCACGGACGCTTCTGCACACCGGCAAAGGGTTGGCGCAGCGTAACGATTGAAGATCAGCATTGGCTGACCGAACGTGGCATGTGCCGACGATTCGACGGCATGAAGTCGCCCAACATCAGCGAAGGGCGAACGAAGTACCCATACCTTATAACGCATGATCAGGTGTTATCCGCTATGCGACATGAGGGTGAGCAAAGCCCTACGTTCTGGAAGTACACGCGCGGATTCTGGAGTCCTGACGGCATGGTTAAGACGGTGCTGTCCGAATCACTCATCGAGACGCACACACCTACAAGAAAGTTGGTGTTTACGACCAATGTCCAAATTGTTGCCGGACTCGATCCAGGCTTTGGTGGCGATAGATGCGTTCTCCGCTTTGCTAAGATTGGCACCGCAAACGACAAGGCGAGTGTACTCTTCGGCGATGTAGTTCAAATCTCACCGAATGCCGCGCTAACCGAGCCGGTGCATTACCAAATAGCCAATCGAGTCAAAGAGGAATGCGCCAAGCGTGGCGTTGCACCGGACAAATTCGCTCTGGATTCCAGCGGTGAAGGCGGCGGATTGGCCGACATTCTGACCCGCGAATGGGGTGTTGTGCATCGCGTTGAGTTTGGCGGTTCTCCGTCAACCATCCCGGTCAGCGACGAGGACAGTAGGCCATGCAATGAGGCGTACGATAGAAAGGTGACAGAACTGTGGTTCTCGATGCGTAAATGGGTCGTAGAAGAGCGTGTTGGAGGTATGGACATTGAGACGCTGCAAGAGTTCTGCGCGCGAATGTTCGACGATTCCAAGCGGAAGATATCGGTCGAATCCAAGACCGTAATGAAGCAACGAACCGGCAAATCGCCTGATTTGGCCGACGCTGCTGTAGTCTTGCTTGATCTAGTTCGAAAAACCGCTGTCCTCGAACCGCGAGCAACCAGAATGGATAAAGTCTGGGAAAAGCTCGTTCGGGATGCCGATTCAATCTACCACGACGAAACTATCGAAGAATGAGCAAGGTTACTGGATACAAGGTTCTCAACGAACACATGGTCATCCCCGGCGGATGGCATTACCGAGTTCCTGAGACTGGCATTGAAATCATGGGCGGATCATGGCCGCAGCTCCATGAGTTCGTCCGCAACCATTACACGGCGAACGCCATCGCCACACCAAGCAACCTGGACACTTTAATCACCGAATATGCGTGTCGTAACGGTGCAGATTGCGCTTACAACGAGGTTGAGCTTCCGAAACCCGAAGGTCGAAAGTCACTCCAGATCGGAGATGTCATCCGATTCAGCATGAGTTTGCTTCATGGACTGACCGTCGGCGGCGGAAAAGTCGATCAAGCGGAGGCAAATCGACGCGCAAGCATCTGTTCAGGATGCCGTTTCAACCGGAAGCCGCTCGGATGCACTGGATGTAATGCTCGCGTTCTAAAAGACGCCGTAAAAACCTTCTCGCAGCACGGAAATACGCCGTATGATGAGCAGGTTCAGAGCTGTGAATTTTGTGGTTGCTTTATCAGGAGCATGGTGTGGTTTCCCATTGAAACACTCCATAAATTTACGGACGCTACAGAGAACGAAAACCTTCCGGCTCACTGCTGGAAAAAACGACCATGTACGGAAACCTAGCCCAACTGCCGCTTGAAACCATCAACGAAAACGGCAAAGCGCCTGAAACGCGCATAGCCGATGCGGCATCAGCTCGCGAAATTTTCCAGAAGCTGATCATGGCCGATCAGTTGCGGAACGTGACGCGCGCCAAGTTGCGCGGTCTTGTTGATGGTAACCCTCCGTACAATCCTGCCGAACTGCGCCGTAACAACCAAGCGTTCCGAACCAATGTGAACTTCCGTGAATCGGAAGCGTTCCTCACGTTGGCCATGTCTGCCTTCTACGATGTGTTCGCCGAGGTTCCGACCTACGCCAACATTCGCACCGCTTACGGCAACGACATGGATAAGCGGGAGGAGTGGTCGAAGATCATCACCGAGGAATTCGACCGTCTCCAGAAGATGGACAAAGACTTCGACTACCTCATGCAGCTCTCGCAGCGCGAGATGGTTCTCATTGGAGATGGCCCGTTGATTTTTGAAGACAGCACCGATTGGCGGTGTAAGGCCATCATGGCGACGGATCTTCTCGTTCCAGATGGAACCAAGTCGAACGTCAGCGACTGGAAAGTGGCTGCTGTTCGAACCCGCATGGGTGTCGATGATCTTTTCGAGAAGATTCAAGACGAGGAAGCCGCTCGCGCCGCCGGTTGGAACGTGGATTACGTTCGCCAGCGTATTCGCGCTGCGATGCCAGAACCGTATCGCTCTGGCGTCCAGTACGATTGGGAGTTCTTCCAGCGTCAGCTTCGCTCGAACGACATCACGTTCTCGGCTCGCTCCGAAGTGGTCTTGATGTGCCACATCTTCTACAAGGAGTTTGATGGTCAGATCAGCCATGTCATTATCGATGAGCGTGACAGCGAGGACTTCATGTACAAGAAGCTGCGACGCTTCAGCCGGTGGGAACAGGTCATCCATCCGATGTACTACGACCGTGGCGATGGCGAGCATCACGGCGTCAAAGGCTTGGGCATCAAGATGCTCCAGGCGATGGAACTGAAGAATCGTCTGCGTTGCTCGATGGTTGATAGTGCATTCGCTCGCACCCAGATTCTCTTCCGCCCTCTCAACCCGAACGCTCTGAGCAAGACGAGCGTCGTTCAGCAAGGACCGTATGCCATTCTCCCGCCCGACTACGAAGTCATTCAGCAAAACATTGCTGGCGTTCTGGACGCTCCTATGGCGGTCAACGCGGACCTTGAGAATGTTCTTCAAGGCAACCTCTCTCAGTATCGCCAATCGCTCAACAAACCGTCTGGCAACCCGCGCACTGCCACCGAAGTCCAAGCCATCGTGGCACAGCAGTCAGCAATCGGTAAGACGCAGTTGAGCCGGTATTACAACCAGTTGGATTCTTTCTTCGAGGAGCGGTACAACCGCGCCTCCAATCCGAACCTGAATCCGATTACCAAGTCGGACAAGGATGCCATCGAATTTCAGCGTCGATGCAAGGAACGTGGCGTTCCGGTTCAGGCGATGATTGACATCGATTACGTTGAGGCGACTCGCACGGTCGGCCAAGGTTCTCAGTTCGCTAAGCAACAGCTTCTTGGAACTTTGCTCGGTCTTGCCGGTTCTCTTCCCGAAGGCGGAAAAGTCAACCTGCTTAAGGACTACATCGCCGCTCAGGTTGGCCAACAAATGGTGGATCGTTATCTGCCTACTCAGATGCAGTCTGCTCGCGTTCAAGATCAGGCCGCTCTTGCCGTGCTGGAGCATTCCTCGCTGCGCCAAGGCAACATGGCAATCGTCACCGATACGCAGAACCACATCGTTCACATCGACACGCATCTTGCTGCCGCGAACGAGGCTGCTGCATCGCTTCAACAGGGTGGAAATCCGCAGGAGATTGTCCTCTTCCTCCAAGGCATCGGTCAGCACGTTCAGCAGCACTTGCAGCGTCTTTCAACCGATCCTTCGCGCCGCCAGCAGGTCGATGCATACGCGCAGCAGCTCCAGATGCTTAGCCAGACCATCGAGCAGCTTGGCCAGTTGATTCAGGAACAGGCTCAGGCAATGGCGCAGCAACAGCAGGCAATGGCGATTCAGCAGGGCGTCGATCCGAAGACCGCTGTTCTCAACGCTGAAGTTCAGGCAAAAATCGCTCGCCAGAATGCCGAGGTTATGGCCAACATCCAGCGTCAGAACACGAAGGCGATGGCAGACTTGTCGCGCCGGAATGCGAAGACAACCGCTGATATTCAGCGCGCGAATGCAACTGCCGAGTCTAACTTGGCGCGTCAGGGATGAAAAACATACACTTCGTTCACGGTCTTCACGACGACGGATTCAACATCTGCGAACGCATCGCAATCGCTTCAGCATGGATGAACAATCCTGACTGGAGCGTTTTTCTTTGGACTCCACAAGAGCCTACCGGCGAGCAGTGGGAAAAGCTCAAATCGAAGGTTCCGGTTCGCTTGATGCCAATCGGAAATCCGAAAACATGGAACGGTAACAACATCCCGCAGCATCAGCATCGCGCAGACCTGATTCGGCACACCGTTCTGTACGCAATGGGCGGCGTCTACGCTGACACGGACACCATCACGGTTGCTCCGTTTCCAGAAGACTGGCTAAACTATGACACTGTAATCGGTCGTGAATTCTGCGGGGACGAGCCGACCATTGGCCTTTGCAACGCAATCATGTTCTCGCAGATGCACAGCCGGTTCCAATGGAAGTGGCTTCAGAAGTGGCAGGAGTTTGACGGGGGAGGGTGGAACGAGATTTCTGTCCAGTATCCGTGGAAACTGCACAAAGAAAATCCGGGGTTAGCCAAGGCTGTTGATTTTGAAATGCTTGGGTTCATGCATTGCGGCTCACATAGGTATTGGGATGGAATCCACTCTCTGGATGGCTGTTCCATTGCCCACTTGTGGCGCACCTACCATGACCAAAAAATGCGCGCACTCACTGAAGCGGAGATTCTAAAACGCGAAAACACTTACTGTCTGCATGCTTCAAAATATCTTTGATCGAATCTACCTGACAGACGAGTGGAATGGAGGATCTGGCCCAGGTTCTCAGCCACAAAACACCGCAAAATACGTCAAGTTTCTCAACTCGTTCATCCGAGAAAACAAGATCAAGTCGATCTTGGATGTCGGCTGCGGAGACTGGCAGTTGATGTCGATGATTGATCTGTCTGGGGTTCGCTACAAGGGCATCGATGTCAGTCCGGTTGCGACGGCATTCGCGAAATCAAAAGCTCCGCTTGGAACCGACATCAGCACCGATAGCATCGAAGACATTCAAGAATCGTTCGACCTCGTTCACATCAAGGATGTCTTGCAGCATCTTGAGTTTTCAGAGTGCCGAAGGATTCTCGAAATCATCTCCACTCGTCACAAGTCGGCATTGATCGTAAACGAACATCCCGGTGCATCGAACGACATTCAAAACGGTCAGTTCAGGCCGCTGAGCATTACCGCAGAGCCTTTGTGTTGGCCACGGTCCACGGTCATCAAGGTGTTCACGAATCCTCTTTTCAGAAAGTCAGTCACCTATATCCACCCAAAATGAGCAGCCAATACGATGCGCTTAGAAATTTTGTCGCCGACCAATTTCCAAAAATGGGCGGCTGGTGCGATTCTGAAAAAGGCTTCGAGATTGGAAAACTTGTCATCGACAACAAGCCACAGCGAATTGCTGAGATAGGCGTCTTCGAAGGCAAGTCAACGCTCGCACTAGCCTACGCCTGTAAGCTGAACGGAAGTGGCACGGTTTACGCCATTGACTCTTGGAAGAAAGAGGACTGCATCGACGACGAAAATGCAGCCAATCAAGAATGGTGGGCGACGCTTGATTTGGACGGCCATTACGAAGCTTTCGTTCGCCACTGTGTCCGCGCAGAAGTTGTTCGCTATATCCAATTCTGCCGCATGTCGTCTTGGGATGCGTCGCGATTCCTGCCCGACATGGACATGGTTCACATCGACGCCAATCACGCCGAATGGCCGTCTACGAGCGATGTCGTCAACTGGCTTCCGAAGCTCAAGGTTGGCGGTTACATCGTGATGGACGATGTGAATTGGGAATCGACGCAGACTGCGATTCGATTTGTGGAAAAATACTGCACCCTGATTCAGCGGTATGACCTCAAAGAAAGCGTATTTTCAATTTATCAAAAGACCAAAAAATGATTCCAATTGTCATCACCCAGCGCGGCTCTAAACGCATCGATTTTGTAAAAGAAAGCCTCAAGAAAGCTGGAATTGAAAAGTTCAAGTTTTTCCACGGTCTGAACGGTGCAAAGTCTGGGCTTAAGGCAACGATTCCGTACACCGAAGATGATCCGATAAATCCCTGCTACATCTGCGCCAAGCACATCGGATGCACCATGTCGCACATCATGCTCTGGAGTGCGCTTGAGATGTCCGAAGGTGAGAACTACTGGTTGGTTCTTGAGGACGACGTTGTTTTCCGAGATGGGTGGAAAGAGGCAATCGAGCTTGCGCTGAAGGAGGCTCCAAAAGATTGGGACATGATTTTTGCCGGATCATGCTGCTCCGCCGGTCGTGTTGAGGAAAAAGTTGGCCACAACTTGTATCGCTGCCATCCGCTTTGCACTCACGCCTATCTTGTTCGACGGAAAGCGCTGAAGCCACTTCTTGAAACTACTGTCGAAATTTCGGCGCACATTGATTTGCTTATCTACTTCAAAACGAGGCATCTTTTGAACTCTTACTCCATCCTCCCAAGGGTGGCCGACCAGTTCGAAACTGAGATTCCAGATTGATTGGCGAATTCAAAATGAAAGACATCATCCGAGAGCTGTCTCTTAAAGCACTCAAGCGATTCGCAAATGGCGGTGATGGCCAAGCGGATCTTCTGAATGAAATTGAGGATCTTAAAACGACGCTTGAGATTCGAACCAAAGAACATGAGGAGCATCTGACCGAGGTCCGCGAGGAACGCGATCATTGGCTTGCTCTCTACGATGAAATCAAATTCGCAGCAGAATTCCTAATGAGCTACGCAAAAAATGACGTTCCCAAGTTGGCCGAACAGGTTGACTGGGAGGTGGGCAAAATTGTCCTGCCTGAAGAAACTGGAACCTATTACTTCAATCCGGCAATCGTCCAAGATCCTGATGGAAAGATTCTCCTATTCACTCGCCGCTGCCGTAACAAGCGCGAGAAGGATGAGGACGTCTACGTCGAGAAGAACGACATCGTTATTTTCGAACTCAGCCAGAACCTGCGAGCCACCAAGAAGGCCCTAGCAACGCTGATTTCTCATTATCCGAATGAGCAGTTCGAAGACCCGCGCGTCGTTAAGTTCGGCGACAAGTATGGACTAAGCTGCTGCACGTTCGTCCCATTCAAGTCGTACGCGCACCAGGGGATGTTCCTGCTCGATAAGCAGTTCCTAAACGTCGGTCGTTTCGATCCGATCTACGGAAACAACTACGCGCAGGCAATGATCAACGATGGCCATGAGAAGAACTGGCTCTACTTCGTCCACGACAACGCGCCACATATGGTGTATTCGGCCAATCCTCATGTCATAGTGCGCCTTAATGGGCGTCTTGAGAAGGAAGCTGAATACGTCACCGACGAGTTCAACCCTCTTTGGAAGTTTGGTGAAGTTCGAGGCGGTTCAAATCCAATCTACGTTGACGGTCTGTACTGGACCTTCTTCCACAGCTCCTTGCCGTGGATAAACAAGAAGCGTCGCTACTACATGGGCGCGTACGCATTCGAGGCAAAGCCTCCATTTCGCATCGCTCGGATGACGACTTTGCCGATTCTGACCGGAACAAATCAGCAAGACTGGTGGCCAGGACTTCCTGCGGTCGTGTTTCCGTGTGGCGCATTCTACGACAGTGCAAAGAATCAATTCGTCGTGTCTTACGGCATCAACGATGTTGATTGCGGCTACATCAAGCTGCCGCTCGTTGACATGCTTGAAATCACCAAGGTCATCCGGCCGAATCGCGATGTCGTCAACAAAGAGAATCCAATCCGATTGGATGAGGTTCTCGACCCAATTCCCCCAAAGCACAAACTGAAACGAAACACGAAGACAAGATATGATGAACTGGCTAAGAGGCTTGAAGAACGAGAACCCGAAGAACCTGCTGGAGCTGCCTGACGTAAATGTATCTGACTGGCAGACTGATGCCCAGCAGGCTGAACTCGCTCAAATTCTGCAAAATCCGATTCTTCGGATGGCTTTACGCATCGTGGCTGAATCAATGCCAGTTCCGATGCCGTCTCATGGCAGCAAAGAATCTGACATTATTTTTGCTGCCGGTGTAACCGCTGGCTACGCGCATTGTCTTGAAAACCTTCGTAAATTGGCAGTAACTGAAACAGCGAAAGAACCAGAAGCGACATTCGATAAGCAATACTAACAAATTATGGAAGAACCACTGAACTCACCTCTCACCAACAACGGAACAACCCCCGACTTCGGCAGCTCGTTCATCGACGCTTTCAAGGCAAGTGGCATTGATGATGCCGCATTGGCTGATGAGTCGGCCAATTCTGCCTCGCAGATTACGGAAGAGCCGAAAGCTAAAACTCAGAAGCCATCCGCAAAGTCCGCAGACGCTTCCAAGCTCAGCAAGGCTGAGATGGATATCGAGCGGATGTTCGGTACGAAAAAGCAGCAGGCCGAGGCTCCGACTTCTACGGACGCTGATTCCGATATTCCCGAGACGATCAAGTCTACGAAGGCCGCTGATGCTTTCCGCAAGATCAAGGAAGAGAAGGCTTTGCTGGCCAAGCAGTTGGATGAGCTGAAGTCTGGAAAGACTGCCAATCCGAACTACGAAGCGCAGCTTAAGACATTGCAGGAAGAGCGTGACGCGCTTTCCGAGCGTGTTCGCATCCTCGATGTCGAGCGTCACCCTGAGTTCGTCAAGAAGTACGAAGGCAAGATTAGCGGCGTCTTTGATTCCGTGAAAAACCTTGTCGGAACTGACGGCGAGCGGCTTGTTTCGCTCCTGAAATCTCCCGATAGCGACTATCGAAACTCACAAATCGACGACATCGTTGAGGGTCTTTCGCCGTCTAAGAAAGCCAAGCTCGGTGCGCTGATTGTGAAGTACGACGAAATCAACGGCGAGCGCGCGTCAGAGATTTCCGAGGCGAAGGCTGATTACGACGCCGTCATCTCGAAATACCAGCAGGACAACGAGGAGGGTACTAAGGCTGCACTGGAGTCGGCCACCAAGACCTGGGCTAAGGTGAGCGAGAATGCTCGCGCACTTGAAATCTTTGAACCGCGCGAAGGCGATGATGAGTGGAACACCGAGTTGAATGGCCGACTGAGTCTCGCCCAGCAGATCTTTAATGGCGAGAACAGTGAAGAGGACTTGGCTAAGGCTGCTCTGTGGGCCGCTGCTGCGCCGAAGTACCGCGAACTGCTCTATGCTCAGGTTGAGGTGAACAAACGCCTGCAAGCTGAACTTTCAAAGTATCGCGGAAGCGAGCCTGGAGTTACCTCGAAAGCGACATCTGGAGGTTCTCGTCCATCGAACACGAACACCGCGAAGAGCGAAGACTTTGTTGCCAGCGTGATGAAGTCGCTCGGACGCTAAAACAATTATCCCCCGATGGTTCTCATTACCACCGGGGGATTTTCGTTTAAATCACTTACGATAAGGACCGCTTCCGCTCGGAACCGGCTTTGCAACCGGCTTAATCGGAGGCTTCGGCGGAGGAGACTGCTTGTAAGGTCCGCTGCCGCCAACCTTAACAGACGGCGAACCTTTGTACGGTGCGTTATTGCTCATTCTTTTGGGAGTGCATACCAGCCTTCATGGATGGTAATACGGTTCTGACTACGCACCGATTTGCCGCTCGCGTCAACGACCCAAACCTTAGCCTTAACGTCCTCAGCAAGCCTTACCGGCTCACCGTGGGGGACGTAAATCACTCGGCTCGCGCAGCTCACGCTCATGCTCGCGCACACGATCAAGAAGACCGCGCTTAAGATCAGGTTGTTTCTTGGCGTCTTCATTTGTTGTGTCCTGCTTGGTCAGCGCATGAAGCCAGATGACCAGCTTCATAACGAGGTCGGCCAGGAAGTTCATTCCGTCTGTTTAGCGGGTGCAGCAGCGGCTGATTGCTTGTTCTTCCACATAGACCAAGCGACGCCAGAAATGCTGACAGCAGCACCGGCCAATTCAGCAACCTGATCGGCGCTGGCCAACCCTTTGGCAACGATGAATCCACCGGCAGCGGTCAGGATGTGGCGGAGAAGAGAGGAGATATTAGCGTTCATTTGTCGTTTTTGAGTTTGCGATAAAGTTCGACTGCTTTCACGACGCAAGTAAGAAGCGCGGCGAGCGCGCCAAGTGCCAATGACGCAGTCTTGAGATGAGGATCGGAGAATACCGCGTTCCCCAGAATGCCGATGGCCGGACCACCGACGCCGATTGAGATGTCTCGAATGAAAGCGTGGTGGTCCGTCATCGTGCGTGGATGTGTTAGTTGGCGACTGGAGCCTGCTGCTTGGCTGAATCGAGGATCAGATCGTAGAGAGGAAGTCCGGCTTTCACATTGTTGATGTTGCCAGCCTTCATTGCGATTTCCACGAGTTGCAGCAGGGTGTTGGTTTGTTCGAGTGTCAGTTCAATTTTAATCATGCCGCCGGAGCATCCGAAACAACCGGCTGTTCGTCAACAGCGGCGACAGGAGTTTCCGCATTGACGAGCGGCGGCTCCACCTGCGGCAACATCGGAGGAACGATTTCAACCGGCGGCAACCACGGCAGCGGCGGAGCGATGATCGGCGGGTTGATCTGGTTTTCGATTTGGAGCGAGACGTTTGCTTCGATGGCCGCTTGATCGACGCCGTTGCTGTAGCACCAGCTCAAGACTTGAGCTTCGGTCAGATCCTCGTAAGGCGTGAAGTTCTCGGTCGGAGGCGCGAACGACGCGCTGCCGTAGCAGGTGCCGCTGTACTGATCCTGCGTGCCGTTGCAACGCCAGTCGGCGGTGATTACAACGTCCGTGAGAGTGCCTTCGACTTTGCGGACGAGAAGGCGTTCGATGATCCAAGAGAGGGTAATCATGGGATGGATTAAAAGAGGTCGTTCCAAGTGGTTCCGTTGTAGCACTTCAGCTTGTTGCTGACACTGTTGTAGTAGACATCACCGCTTTCAGCACCAGCAGGATCGGCAGCAAGAGGTACGAATCGAACTTGTCCGGTTGATTTCACAACAGCACGTTCGACTGGTGTGGTTGATCCGGTAGCAATGACAACGCTTCGTGCAGCACTCGTTCTCGGCTGGATAATCAGGTTTCCGAAATCAGTAAAGTAACCAGAACCGCCTCCATCGGTGTAATAGATGGAAGCCGCGCTTGAGTTTGTGATGTAAGAGGTGCGAGTTCCTGAAAAAGTTCCGGTGATTGCAAGTGGTCCAGCCGCAGAAAGAATGTGGGATGTAATCGGCGTAACGCCTATGCCCACGTTGCCCGATGTGTCCAGCAAGACGTATGAAGTCGCGCTTGTTCCAAGTCGGAGATTCTGAGCATCGGACAGAATCGACAGCGGATTTCCGCTTGCGTAGATGACGTTCTGATTTGCTCCGATTCCCTGATATGAATACGACGAACCAGAGATGCTCATCTGAATCAGACGAGTGCCATCGCTGACTCGCATACCATCCTGACCAGCACCGGGAGGAGTGACACTTGCGAAAATCTTAGTCGCAGGACTTCCCCCCACGCCCAGCCCCGTAGAGTTCAAAGTCATGGCGGTAGTGCCGCCGACGGACCATGTGGCAGTACCATCGTTTCCAATACGATAACGCTCGGAAGGAGTGGTTGCGGTTCCGTTCAGCGAAGT